GGTCTTCTAAATACTCTGCTCATATTAAACTACTTTTCTATATTCTTGAACTGGTGGATTGAAACCTCTGTATATTCCAGCAAGTGTTGATGCTGCACTTAATCCAGTTTGTAATGCACCTGGTGTAGGTTGAATTGTTTGTTGTGTTCCACCAGGATATCCTGAGATTAGACCCATGATTCCTGAACCCAGAGTCTGTGCTGCTTGAATTCCTTGTTGAGATTGTGCTTGTCCTAACTGTTGTTGTGCAGTTAATTGAGCTTGCTCTTGAGCTTGGTTAATACCACCTAATGTAGATAAAACTCCAACATCTTGACCCAATAATTGTTGTTGTGCTCCACCTAATTGTAATTGATTAGCAATATTTTGTTGAGCTAAATTTTGTGCTTGTGAAAATCCTGATTGTTGTAATTGTGCAAGTAATGCAGCTCTGTTTCTATCTGATGCTTGTTGATATTCTGCTCTTTGAACACCTTCACGTCCACCACCAAATGCACCAGCTCCAATTGCTTGCGCTGCTAATTGAGGTAAACCTTTTTGTGCTTGTACATCAAATTCTTGTAAAGTTGTATCTATTACATCCTGTTGATACGGAGACATAAACTGCTGATAAGCTGTTGGCCCTGCAGAAGCTGCAGCTGATTGTAGAAAAGGTCGATAGGCTCCAATACCTGCTAGTGCTGTTTGTTGTGCTTGTTGTTGTAATGGATCTTGACCAGCAACAAACTGTGGACCCATAATTTGAGATAAATCTTGCTGTGAAAAATCACCAACTGCAGTTTGCAGTTGTGCTAGATATGGTTTTGCAGCTGCTTCTATAAACTCAGGTGGTTGAGTTACTTGTGTTATTGTTTCAGCCATTATACTCTTCCTCCGTTTTCTAATTTTTTCATCATAGCGTACATACGTTGTGCACCTTTGTTGACGTCACCATCTCCAAATTCTTTTACAGCATCTGCTGTCATTACAAATTCGTTGTTTGATAACATCGCAGGGATGTCATCTGCCTTTTCTTTTACACCAACTGGAGGAATAAATCCACCTGTTTCTCTAAGATCTAATTCTGTAACCCCTGCAGGGTTTTGATTTAATGGTAAACCTTCTATACCTGCTGCTTGAATTGCGTTAGTTTCTGGATTATCAGGCCCCATTGCAAAGCCCATTCTACCACCATAAGCTGCACGTGCTCTGTACATATCTTGATTATATTCCGATAAATCAGATGCTATTTGTTTCTCTAATCCTTCAGGATCGTTTTCAAATAATCTTTGATTTTCATATGCTTGTCTTAATTTTGTTTCTAATGCTCCGACATTTCTATTTACTTTAAGATCTTCTTGTTCCTGTGGAGTTAAACTTCCTAATACACCACCTAATAAACTTGTACCTATAATTCCTGCGTTTCTTTTTAAGAAACCACCTTCTGGTTTAGTTGCGTCCGCTGCACTAAAAATATTAGGTATATTTAATAATGAACCCTCTAACTTACCACTACCAAATCCTAAAAAAGGTTTTCCACCTCCTATCATAGGAGCAAAATTTAATGCCGCTAAAGCTAACATTGGATTTTCTTTAACTGTATTAGCTACACCTTTAACAGCACTTTTAACACCTTTAACAGCTTTCTTTACAAAGCTACCTAAACCGTATTGTTGTCTAGGCATAGCATTCATAATGCCTCCACCCATACGTAATTGTCTGTTCATTTGTGATCTGCTTATTGCCATATTTTAAATATAATTATACTGTTGAGCAGGGTTAGATTCCTGTAAATACTATACTTTATTTGATTTTTTTATCAACGTCAACACGTTTTAAAGCTTCTAATTGATCGTAAAATCTACCACAATACTGATGCTCTCCAACATGTGTAATGTAGTCTAATGCATAGATATATACCTTACCTCCCATATCTGTCCATCTTTGACAAAAACCAAAGTCTTCACCAAAGTACCGCTTAGTCTCTACATCATGTAATGTATCAAATAAATTATAAAAATTCTCTTTCGATGTTTCTCTACCATTAACTATTGTAGGTTGATATATCTTTAATTCTGGATAATGCTTTATCATTTTTTCTATAACTTCTCTTTTAATTAACATACATCCAGTAGGAGCATGGCTAACTTCTATAACCCCATGATCCGATATAATTTCTTGTTTATTATCTAGTTTAAGTGGAAAAAAATAACTTGCTCTTAGCAAATCATCTTTTGTTTTTACTAAATCTGTTTGATGTAATTTTGCCCACATTCTATCTGTGTCAATCATTTTCATTGGATAAGGACAAGAGATAATATCTTTATCAGCACCTATCATTTTAAATATTGTATTTGCTTCAAAGTCTATATCTGAATCAATAAATAATAAATAGTCATAGTTATCAGAATGATTAATAAATTCTGCTACACATAAATTTCTGCCTTGAGTAACTAAAGATGATTTTAGTAAACTAAAACTTACTAGTATACCTTGTTTCATACACTCCATTTGAAATTTTAAAACTGCTTGTGTATAGTGCATAGACACATCACTATGACATGGAGTACAAACCATTATTTTAGCTTTTGGTTGTTGTCCTATATTTATTTCTATAGTATCTGATTCAACTTTTTCTTCTTTAATTGTTTGGTAAGTATCCTCGTTAAACCAAATGGGTTTATTGTTTTGCATTAATTGCTCCTTTTAAAAATCGGTTCCAAGTATTTCCTTTTATCTTCCAGTCATAAAAATAATTAACAAATTTTTTTTGCATTTTTAAATGCTCTATTATATTCGGATCTTCTAGAGATAATGCAGCCATTTCAATACTTCCTGCAAATTTTTTAGCTAGACTTATATAATTATTAGAATAAGGAACATACATCGGAAACTCAGCTCCTGTTTCATATAAAGCTCCATAATTAGTTGTCACACAATAAAGTCCAGCAGCCATGGCTTCTAGTAAAGATATACAAGAAGTCTCTTCCCAAATACTAGGGTATACAAACAATCTGTAATCTTTTAAGTGTTCTTTAATATATTCGTTTGGCCTATACCCAATATAATTAACATTTGGTAATTTTTTTGCTTGATTATATAAATCATGATAGTGGTGATCATTGTGATCATGAAACGCTGCACCATATACTTCTGTTGAAGAATAAACATCTAAACTAATTAATGGATTTTTAACCAACTGCATTGCACCCAATAATACAGATAAACCTCTCCATGGTGTACAGTGGTGTATAATTTTTATTGGATCACCTTTTTTATAAATAGTTGAAATAGGTTCGATATTTTCTATACCATTTTTTATTACTAAACATTTTTCTGTAGGTAATTCAAATTTTTTAGTAAACTGTTCAAAGTTCCAATTAGAGTTAAATACATACCAATCATATTTATTATGATTTGATTTATCTTTAAACCAGTTAATTAAATTTCCTTGATCCCAAGAATTTTTTTGCCACAAGATATTTATTTTATTTAAACTAAGTGGTATTTTTTCTGGAACTGATGTACAAATTTCAAATTGATCTAATAACTTTGGATCAACATGTTTTCTTAGATATTCAAATTGTAATTCTGTTCCGCCTCTAGGACTTTGGTTTGTCATTATTTTGATTCATAACTTTCTGTAAAACGTTTAGTCCTTTCGGTGATACTTGAACTGTAAGATCTTGAGCAATATGTTCTGCTACAGTTTCAGTATTTGGATCAGCTATATCAGCTTCTTTCTCTGCTTCGTCTTTATATATTTTATTTGTTCTAGTGTTTCTTAATACTATTGTTGTAGTACAATCTATTTTTAATAAATCATCGTGTGCCATATTTATCCATTCTCCTGTGATCTATCTATCAGAAGATAACTGATTTGTCCAGTGATCTCATTTGCTGTATCTGCTTGCATTTTTAATATATCTCCACCTTCTAAATTAATAACATTTTCAACTAAATTTAACGTAGACTTATTTAATTGTGCGTGAGCTATTTGTACATCAGAACCACCTGACTTTTTTAAATATAAATCTGTATCAACATTACTAGCTGTGTCATGCACTGCCTGTACAGTTTTAACAATTGCAATTGCTGATGTAGATATAGTTAATACTGTCGTTAAAGCGGTATCTGTTAAATCAAATGTTTCACTTTTATAAAAATTAGCCATTAACTTAAAAACCAGTTTTTCTGGTCTTCCTCATTTTTTAAATCTTGTTGAAAAGAAAAATTTAATTCGTTTTTAATAGTATCGACTGATTGTAATATTTGTCTTTGATTTTCAACATCATATTCTTGTTTTGGTTCAGGTATGTATGCATTTATTTTAGCCATTATCTTCTTCCATCTGGTTTTATATCTACTCTTAATGTTCCATAACGCCAAGTCTCACCTATAGCATCATTTTCTATTTTAATTGCAAGTAGTCTTCCTCTAGCTCTAGTGTCTACTTTATCAGTAGATGAAGTTATTGTAAAGGGTCCAAGTGGTGAGCTTGATGCTGTATCACTTGGATAATTATTTAATAATAAAGTTACTTTTGAATTACCAGTTAATACTTTAAAGTCTGGTATAAATCGTTTCATAGACATAATAAACTCACCATCACCTCTTAAATCAGCAAGACCGGTTGTACCCCCTAAAGCACTTCGTCTAGCAGATATATCAAAATCACCTGATTGTATAAAGGCATCAATAGAAGTTGTACCAGATGAATTTATTTGATCGGTTCCGGTTTCATGAGCATAGTAAGTTGATGCACCATATTTAGCTGTTATACCTTGTATTGGAAAATTAGGTAAAGCATTTTTACTGTAGTCTGTTGCATAAGGTAAATCATAGACACCAGTATCAATATAAGAAGTTCTATCTAAAGAAGATGTAGTCCAACAACTTTCTCCATAATTATATACCACACATCTATTAATTTGTTCTGAACCCGCTGCTGGATAAAACCAATTAATTTCATTATACAATGTATTATGCTCTGCATATATAATTTGTGTTGAATTATAATTAATTCCTAGATTATCTCCTGTAGTTGTAAATACAAAGTCTTCAACTAAACAAGGAATGGCCTTTACAGTACCATCAAACATAAAAAATCCACCTTCACCTGACATCCAAAACACAATACCATTAGAATAACTAAGTGCGTTTTGTCCAATCAATCCGCAGTTAGTACCTACTTGTCTAACACTAAATGTAAATGGTGGTCCAACATATTGAATGACATATGCAGAACTATCTGTTAATACTAATGTGTAATCTTTACCAGATACTGCTCCAACAATTTCATTACCTTTGTCTAATCTAAATGTTCCTGCGGTATTAGTTGCTGTTGGAGCATAAGTATTAAAATCTTCTTGATTTGAAAATCTTATAAACATTGGATCTTGAGTTGTTGGATCACCGATGGTTGTTTCTGTTCCAAAATGAAATACATGTCTATCTCTATCTGATACTTGTGTTAATCTTGATGCAGTAGGTGCACCGCTCATAACTGTTGCTCTATTTCCTCGAGGAGTTGATGCTCCTGCATCCCAAGTAAATGTTTTACCATTGTGAATAGTTGCAACTAATATTTGACCAAAATTATCTAGACTCCAGAGCCCTGGATCCAGAATCACGTCACTGGTTGCACTTTCAGTGCCCCATGTGCTTGAGCCCCATGTATCTGTACCCCAACCAAAACCTGCAGTTTGAAACGTTGGACCAACAACTACATAAGGATCTATTTGTGCAGATCCTGTTCCAGAAGTCGTGCCTGCTGAATTAGAAGGCATGGTAATCTCAAAAGTGTTTGCAGTTTTATTTAAAACTTCAAAAGTATTATCTGTAAAATCAGCTGTTGAATAACCAGATCCTGTTGGAACCGTAACAGATGAAAATGTTACATATCTTCCATCTAATAATCCATGTGCTGTTTTATTAACAGTAACTGTTGCAGATCCGGACGTTGCATCAAAGTCAGCTCCAGTGATAGCTGTATCTAAAGGCGTAATATCATAAAACTCTTTTTCGTAGTATAGAAATAAACCTTGAGAAGTTCCTATAGCTACGTATTTTTCACCTGCAATGCTTGTCCAAGCATGTTGAGCACGTGCTGCTCCAGGTAAAGTATTATTAGAATTTGTAAGTTGTGACCAACCACCTATTTTTTCAGGTAATCCATATCTAAATCGAACAAAATCACCATCAACCCACTGAGATTCAGCTCCTGAATCTGTGACCATTTTGTTAAAACCAGGCTTGAAATTTAATTTTTGCAGCATATAGTGTATTATATATTAGTTTTTATAAGAATGAAAGTATCAATATATTTGTTTAAATTACACCATATTATCCCCTTTAAATATTTAATTAATTCTTTATATTGAATAAAAGTATAAAAATAATAATGCAAATAGTTAAAGAAATTCAAAGTAAAGTTTATAAAGATTATTTTTTTATCAAAGGAAAAGTAGATATTGATTCAGAATATTTTATAGAAAAAATTAAAAAAGGTTGTTCTGATAAAGACGCAATAAATTATCAAACTAATATTTTAGGGAGTCATACAAGTTGGAAATATTTTGTTGAAGATTTAAAATTTAATAAAGTCTTATTTAAACTTTTAGATTATCTCGATAATAATTTAAATTTACCTTCTTATCAACTAACCGAATGTTGGGGCTTTCAATGTCATTTAGGAAGTAAAACAAGAAATCACAATCATTCTCCAATGATAGTATCTGGTGTTATATATTTAAATGAACATCCTCAGATATTAGAATTTACAGATATTAAACAAACTGTTAAACCAGAAATAGGATCTTTTGTTCTTTTTTCACCTTTTTTAAATCATGGATGTAACAGAAATCATTTGGATATTATAAAATATGGTATCAGTTTTAATATGAGTTTATCTTGAATCAAATACAAAAAGTTACTGGTATTTTAACACCAAAAACGATTTATCGTTTGCAACTTTTATTGTCTAAATTAGATTGGCTTTTAGCTTCAGATAATATAGCTGAAGAACACGATAGATTAAACTTAAATTTAAAATTTTTAGGTTTAAGTAGAAATACTTTAGATAATCCTGATAGAGAGTTGTGGCATAGATTAAATGATTTTGGTTTAATTATAACAGAAAGTGTTTGTCAAAAAATTAATTTAAAATATAAAAACATTAATAGGTTTATGTGGAATTTATATAAACCTAATGAAGAAGGTCAAATGCATACTGATTGTGTAAGTGATAATTGTTTTACTATACTTTATTCTCTTAATACTTCCGATGGATATTTAATTGTAGGAGATCAAAAAATATATGACAAACAAGACGAAGCAAAAATTTTTAAAAGTAATATTTTACATAAAGGCGTTGGGCCAACAAAAGACAAATATAGATTAAATTTAAATATTGTTTTATCAACATAAATTAAACATTGTATACCACTTTCAACATTATTTCAAAAGGCTCATTTGTTTGAGTTGAGGTAAGATACCCAATATTTGTAGGAAAACAAAAAAATCTATTTTCTACCATATCGTACTGACCTGAGTTTGGTATTTCAATTTTGCCATTACAAGAATTCATACATAGTATGCCTGTTATACTGTGATCATTTAAATCTAAATTACTTTCTTCTTCTATTATTTGTATCTCTTCATATGGAAAATTTAATATAACATCAGAATAAATTATTTCTTTAGCATTTGTTTTTAAAAGTAATTCACTTAAAATTTTTGTAAAAAACATACTTTTTTCTTTTTTGTCATTTTTATCTTTAAATAACGGATGAACAAGTTTTTTATCATTGTCAGTTAAAAACCAAGGAAAGTTTTCTGAAAAAATTATTTTATGTACTTCCCAAAATTTATCATTATCTATAAAATTATTTGTTATTTTTATCATCAATAGGTTTTTCTCCAATAACATTAGTTAAATTGTCTGTACATAAATTTTTCACTTCTTCAGGAAATCTTTCATTAAAATCTATAACCATTTTCATTAAAGCATTACCAAAATGTTTTAAACTTTCTGCTGTAAAATAAATTTGTTTTTTTTCTTTAATTATATCTATTTCTTTTTCTTCAAAATGAAGAATGCATGATCCATCTTTTTTTTGTTTAAAGTACATTTTTAGTCCCCCAATAAAATCTTTTATCCATACTAAAATCTTTAAATTCACCATTTGCGTCAACATAATGTAAAAAAAATTGTGCACACCAATCTCCTAAAAATTCTTCTCTCCAATGAGGACTTTCTTTTCCTAAATAAATTACAGCATCACCTTCATCAAGATCAATTTTATTTCCATCTATAAATATTGGCCATATAGTACCATCATTACCAGCATTTACTGTAACACTTATTTCACAAGATTCCCTATCTGTGTGTTTTTTTAAATCTGAATATTTTGTATACATTCTCCAATAACTATATGTCGGTAAAAGTTTTATTCCTGTTTCTTTTTCCATAAAATCTTTTTTTTTAAGAAGAAACGATTCAGTTAATTTATCTCCATAAAAATAAGTATCTGAGTTTGAGCATATAGGTTGTGCATCAAAATTAGTTAAATTTGTTCTATGGGACATTTCAAAATAAAAATTTGCTAACTCTAATTCATCTTTATTTAAAAAGTTTTTTATTTTTTTAAATTTAAAATCTTTTCTTATAACGCCCATGCTACTACCGAATATCTTACCCCTTCTGTTACAGGTTTTACTGCATGTGGGTATAAAAAATTACTTGGCCAAATAATTAATCTATTACTTTTTTTTTCAACAATTAATTCTTCTGTATTTCCTGGATATTTAAAAACAAGTTCACCACCTTTATAATTATCATTCACAAAAAATATGCAACTAAATGTTCTTGGAACACTTTTACCATGATCTACATGAAAATTATAGTGACCGTTATTTTCATATTTTAAAAGTTGCATAGTTGTAATCGATTCATTACTGGCATTCATTCCAATTTCCTCAGAGTATTTTCTTAAATGTTTTGTAATTATAAAACAAAAATAATTTGCCCAATACACATCAGTTCTACTTTCTACTCCTATATTAGCTAAATCCCAAGCTTGAACATTTCTTATTTTTTTATCAACTATAATTGGATTTTCTTCTGTACCTACTATAGAAGCTGGTTCAAATTGTTTTCTATTATTACAAACTCTAATAAAATTATTTAAGTGTTCTTTTCTAAAAATATTATCGTATATTCGAATGTAGTCATTTAGACTTTTATTGTCTATTTCCATGATTTTTTATTCCACCATTTTGTTTTATAAGTATTTAGTACACTTGAGCCTAAAGATAATTGTGTTTCATCTCTTTTTTCTTGAGTTTCTGATTCAATTTTCATTTTCCATTGTTCTCTTTTAAAAGGTATTATTTGAACATAAGGTGTTCCCATTTTTATAGTAGTGTCTAAAGCAGGATATTTATCTCCATTTACTACTATAGGAAAATTTATTTGTGTTGGATGACTATCTGTATCTACTATTCCCGGTATTATTGAAAATCTGTCATCTGCATTATTCATAGGAGGTAAAAACAAACAAGAATATCCAGGAGGTGTTTTAATTAACCATGGATTTAATATTTTATGAAAAGCAAGATCCTTATTTTTTTGTGTATAAGGGCAACCTTTAGATAATTGTTTAACAGGATGTACATCTGCTGATTGTTTATTTACATTTAAATTTATAGTCAATTCATTATTAGGATTTTCACCAACAAGGGTCATACCAATAGTACCCCTTTCTCCATCTTTTAAAGCATTGTGATGAATATAGTAATCTATAGGCATTTTTAAAATATAACCTGAAGTTAAAGTATCTAAAAAAGGCATACAACCTTTAACTGTTCTATTTTCAACACTATGGTTTAAATCTTTAAACCATTGAGGTACATTTAATACAGAAGGCTCTGGCTTTATTTTAGTATGATTAATATATTCTTTACTAGCTATAAATTTTATAGTCTTTCTTAACATGCATTATATATAACATTATGCGCAAAATTGTAAAGGACTAATAAAATCAATTGAGTTATCTAACAAATAGCCTTCCCAAGAATTATTTAAAGGAAAATTTATTGTTGATACATCAAAACTTTTACACATATTTCTATAACTTGTGACTCTACCTAATAAAGGATTATTTTGGTTACTGTCATTATCTATAAATTCATTACAAATTTTTATATGCAAATTAATTTCTTTTTGTAATTCAGACGCTTGTTCAAAAATAAATGTATCAGAATCTCTATCTCGTATTATAATATTATCTCCTTCAAGATTTACTTCAGCTTTTTGAGATCTAATTTTTAAAAAATCTTCATCAGATACAGTTTTTACTATGGCACTAGGTGAATAATGAAGAGCATCTTTATCTGCATCATCAGCTGCTATTTTGTATAAATTTCCTAAACCTGTATTACTTGAAAAAATAAAATATGCCATAATTAATTACCCGTCATTTAATAGTACGATTAAACCTCCAGGTTGACCAGGTGTACCTGGTACGTTACCAGGACCTCCTCCACCGGGTCCGCCACTACCAAGAGTTACGTTTGTAAAAAATATTTGTGAATTTATTGGAAGAGAGAATGAACCTGGTGCGTTACCAGCATTACCATTTGAAAATGGACTATTTGGTCCTCCTCCGTTTCCACCATTTGCTGTAAAGTTATGAAAGTTAGTTGCGCCACCAGCATTACCGCTTGTTCTTGCCGTAGGACCACCATTACCAGCAGCTCCAACACTATATGCAAGAGTGGCTGGACCACTTACAGGGCCAACAAAATAACCAAATCCACCACTTCCCCCACTTCCAGCATTTTCAGGAGGGTTGTTATCACCTCCACCGCCTCCGCCTCCACCGCCCCAAAGGAACGCTTGAGTTTTTGAAACATCTGCTCCTGCTGAAATATTTCCAGAAGCACTTCCTGATTTAAAATAATGATATTTCATGTTAGCTCCTCCTGATCCTGAAGAAGCGGCTGTAATTCTACCTTGTGCGTCTACAGTTATTGAAGATGCAGTATAAGACCCTGCAGTTACTGCAGTGTCAGCAAGTTTATCTGCCGTTACTGCATCGTCATTTATTTCTGCTGTTTCAACTGCGTTTGCTGCAATCTGTGCAGTATCAACTTTATCTGACTCGATTGCCCCGTTATCAATTATTGTAGTTCCATTTGAAATAATACCCATTATAAATCTCCTTCTATCTTAGATAAATTGATTTTAAATTTTTCTCCAGATATATTATTAATCATAAATATATCATTTTCACCTTCTTGTAAAGTCCAATTTCCTTTAGTTCCATCAACTATATTACCTTTTTCCTTATATTTATTAGAAAGATGTAAGTCTCCTGTATATATGTTTCTCCATACGTTTCCTAAAGCCCCTAAATCATAGGTGTCGTTTGCACCGGGTAAAATATGTCCAGTTGCAGCAATAGCTCCGGAAGTAATGGCTCCTGCAGTTATGTCCCCTAAATCTGCTGTAATATCTACGATATTAGTTCCATCAGAATATAAAATTTTATATCCTTTATCTGTTGCAGACCAAGTAGCACCTGATCCAGAAGTTGTTTTAAATGTTACAGTAAAAGCACCTGTAGTTGCATTTTCTACCATATATGTTTTTTCAATAGAATCAGGAATAGTTACATTAACGTTTCCTGAAATTGTTCCTGTTAACTTTAATATTTGATTTTTACCATTAGATAAGGCACCATTAGAAAAAGTTAAAGTTGCACCTGAAGTAATTCCAACAGCATCATATCCACCGATTGCTTGTTCAAGAATTAATAAGTTTGTATTTGTAATCTGTCCCCAAGTTCCTGAATTTTCACCAGTTGCTTGAACCGTTAATTTTAAATTTGCTGATGTCGAATTTGCCATATTTTAGATTCCTTAAATTATATTATAATATTTCATTTATGCAGCAGTGTCAACTTCCGTCCATGGTTGGATTGTTCCTGTATTTACTTCACTCCACATTACGTTTTTAACACTTCCTTGAGCCATTGTCATAGTAAGACCAGTTACTTCTGCACTTGCATCATCTGCTTCTGCTTGACCTTCCTGCATTGTCATTTCTTGACCAGAAGGACTTGCAATAGTATTTGCATCTAAAACAGCTGTTCCAATATTTGCAGAAAAACCAATACCTGTTACTTCAGCGCTAGCATCATCTGCAGTTGCTTGACCCGGTTGCATAGCCATTTCTATGCCAGAAGGACTTGCAATAGTATTTGCATCTAATACTGCTGTACCTAAATTAGATGTTAAAGCTTGGCCAGTTGTTTCAGCACTTGCGTCGTCTGCTTCAGCTTGACCTTCTTGTATAGTCATTGCTTGACCAGTAACACCAGTATTAGCATCAGCTATAACTGATAAAGTACCTAATGACATAGGTAATTCTGTTCCTACTAAAATTCCACCAACAGTCGCTTCTACTTCAACAGGAATATTAAATGTAGCTGGACTTAAAGCAGCAAAAGGTGCTTCACCAAAAGCTGTTAGTGTATCATTAGTAGGATTACTTGCTTGTAAAGTTAATTCAAAACCTGTTACATCAATCTCTTGATTTGATGATTGTGTAAGTGTTCCCTCTGCTGCTGTTAAAGCTTGACCGGTTGTATTAACAACCACTAATGAAGAACCGTTTGCTGTTCCTGAAGTAGAGGTTAGTTGTTGACCTGTAACAGGTACATTTGCATCACCTGTAACAGCAGGAGCATTTTCCTGCATAGTCATTTCTATACCTAATGGATATGCAATTACATCTGAAGCTTCTGCACCGAAAGGTGTCTCTGAATATGCACTAACTCCTAGGGCCATGGATTAGGCTCCTGTTTTTTGTTCTTCTTTTTCTTCTTTAGGTAATTCTGGTTTTAATAGATCAGAATAATGTTTTTCACTATCGTATTGTTTTGTGTCAAAATTAAAAATCATTAAATTTCCTCTAACTTAAATTTATATTTTTTACCAGATTTATTATTTAAAATATATAAATGTTCTTCACCCTCTTGAATAGTCCAGTTACCTTTTGTGCCATCAATAGCATTACCTTCTTCTTTTCCTTCATTAGATAAATGTAAGTCACCAGTGTATACGTTTCTCCAAACATTTCCTACACCTCCTAAGTCGTAGGTATCAGTGGCATTTGGTAAAACGTGATCTGACGTAACATCTCCGCTAGTTGTAAGTGACGTAAGCGTTCCGACTGCAGTTATACCAGTATATGAACCTGATACCCTAGCTGTGGGTACTGTACCTGAAGATAAGTTATCTGCATTTAAAGAAGATCCATCAATGAAACCACTGTCATTATTGAAACCTGAAATGGCAATATTAGCTTTTGTTAATTTTTTCTGTGCGTTAGCAGCATCTACTACTGCAAAGAAATCTCCATCAGCGTCTGATGTAGATGTAGTTAATTCTGAAAGATCAACATCTATTTGATCTGCTTGAACATCAATTAAGTTTCCAGCGCCAACATTTAATGTAAC